TCTATTTCTTGGTGCCAGATTGGGAAGTGGACTGTCGCGGATCCACCTCGTATGCCATTTTGCGTGCAACATCTGACAGTTGCTTCAAACTTCTTGAGAAATGGTACAACACCCGTGTGTTGAACTTCTCCACCTCTAATTTTGCTGTTGATGCCACGGATTCGACCAGCGTTGATGCCGATTCCCGCCCTCTGTGCAACGTATCTGCCAATAGCCATATCACTACTAAAGATACTATCGAGGGTGTCATCAACGTCAACAAGCACACAGCTAGCAAATTGTCTAAGCGGAGTTCGCACTCCCGCCATGATTGGTGTGGGGATGTTGATTTTGTGTTTGGAGATTGCGTCATAATACCTCTTGACATATGACATACGGGTTTCTTTGGGATACTCTGCAAAGATAGTCAGAGCAATCATCATGTACATAAACTGTGGGGTTTCATATACACCACCACTGCTTCGATCTTGCACGAGGTACTTATCAACAACCTGACGCAATCCAGCATAAGTAAACAAAAAGTCACGGTCATGATCAATAAATGATTCCGCACGTTCAATATCTTCTTGAGAATACTTATTATAGATATCACTATCGTAAACCTCAGCAGAAACACAATCAATAATGTGTTGCTCCATAGTAGGAAGTTCTTTCATCTTCCCATAGAGTTGCTTGCGAACAGCAAAGAGAAGTAAACGTGCAGCAACATATTGATAATTAGGATGCTCAAGATCAATCAAATCGGATGCACTGCGAATCAGGATCTCTTGAATCTCTGAAGTTGTTATTCCATCATAAAATTGAATACCTGACTTCATCTCAACTTGACTTGCAGAGACCCCTGCAAGACCCTTACATGCCTCTTCAACCATCACATGCATCTTATCGAGATCAATACTCTCAATAGATCCATTTCTCTTTGTAACCTTTAGACCGTTGCTCATATTTTCTTCCAGGTGGTAAATTTGAGTTTTGCTTCTAGACCAGAATAGGTATTAGATTCTATCATAGATTGAACATCAAGTCCAGATAGAACCATATCATTAATATCTTTTTGAGTCACTGTGGTTGGATAAATGACGACGGATTCTCCACTCTCAATTTTAGATTGGATTCTCCTGACGATTTCTGCATTACGTGGTTCGTTATCGTAAATCCAAACACGCCTGCTAATACCCCACTTATCAATATCACCATCAGCTCCACACATAGCAATTGAGTTGCGAACGAATGTTGAGTCAAATGGACCTTCGGTGATGTATACAATTTGATTTTTTTCGACTTCATCAAGACCATAGATTTTTGGTGCGTCATCATTAAGCATCACAGTAATGTATTTAATCTTTGATGGACCGAGTGCTCTTCCCTGAAATCCGACTAAGGTATCTTGATAGAACAAAGGAATAATAATCCTTGGTTCATCTTTAACTGTAGAGTCAAATGTGAGTTTTAAAGAGTTGGTCCACTCCTTAAATTTTTCAGTGTAATAAAATTTATAAGGGTTTAGTTTTCTTCTTTCCAGATATGCCCTTGAGTCAGGATTTTCTGATGCTCTTGGCAAATCCAACTTTGGTTTGAACTTGGGAGTTTCAAACTTAAACTCTGGTTCATCAACGACAAAGTTTTTTCCTGTAGTTCCCTCTTTAAATTTTTCAAATGTATATTGCTTGTGAGTGTTAATATCTAGTTGTTTTAAAAAATTATTGAAAGATATATTCAGACCACAGTTGTGGCACTTAAAGTTTGTATTGTTTTTGACTTGATATAGGTATCCTCGTGCTTTATTCTTATTCTTCTGAGAATCTCCACAAATAGGGCACCGAAAATTAAAAAGATTATTCTTTACTTTTTTAAATTTCTGAAGTCGTGGAGAAATCAAATTGATGTACTTAACATCAACAAAATCCATAATCAAGCCTTAAAGTTGCGTTGCTCTATTATAGATGCCTGAGGTTCTAATGTCAAGATTTCTATGACACGGGTATTGTTGACAAGAAAAGTTATGCAGGCAATTGCTCCGATTGCCATCCAAACTCTCTTCTCTATCGTTTGTACTCTTGTAATAAGTGCGTCATAATCCCTGTCAACTTTATCACGGAGTTTGTCAATTTTAGCAAAGAGTATAGTGTCGGTTTCCTCTTGCTTGGTGATCCTTTGCTCATGGACCGCGAGCATCTTAGTTACATTACTATTTACTTCACTTAATTTTTCAATAGCATCATCTATCTTGACGATGATATCTTTAAGATCTTCTAGTTTTTGTTCTAAGATTGCTACTTTAATTTCTTCGGCCATGGGAGGATTTGAGGTAATCTAACCATTTTTTGCGAGATCCAGGTCCACCTTTAGAATAAGTTTTAACAAACTTTCTAGGTAAAAAAAACATTTTTGGACTTCTACCAGCAACTGGACCTGCTGGATCAGAAGAACTGGAAAATCCACCAGAAGTTCCAGGAGCATTTGCAACCATTTGCTCTCTAATCATTTGAATAATTCTATCAAGTTTGTTCATTTGATTTAAAAATCTTCTGGAGTTGTTTTAAACAATTTAGATCAACAGGAATATCATGAAGATAACATTTAGGATACTCTGGTATTTTATTCAGAAATAAAATAAATGTTTTCATCGTAGACCATAATTCTTTTTCAATCTTAAAGAACAGCATAGGTGTTGCTGCTTCACCAAAGATATTATAAAGAACGATAAAATGATTGATCAAAAGGGGAACCTTAAGTTCCCCCGTGTTCCTATATCGTTTCAAAAGTCTTTTAATGTATTTGAAATGATTTAGATCTTTATCAAAATCTTCTTTCGTGACTGCCTGAGGATTCTCATAATTTTTAATGGCAAATAGGAGGAAGTTATCCTCATTCAGTTCATTAAAGATCATATACTATCATGCAACAGTTGGATCCTGGTCATAAATTGGCAAGTTGCCTGTAGTGATACCAGACATCGCAACGAGAGTTTCAGTCTTAACTCTTAATGCTCCTGTATTATCAAGATATGTTGTCACACCAACCCATCCTTGATGAGTAAGGGCATATGAAGTTCCCTGTGCTGCTGCAATTCCACCATCAGCAACACCATAAATGTGTGGTTCATAATTAGTATTGATCTCAGACCAACGAGAATCAAGGACAGTGTACTTTGGCAGTTCACTAACATAGAAAGTTGTAGCAGCAATAGCAGCACCACTAAGACCCATCGTTGATGCGATAGAAAGTTGAGTTGTGCTTGCAATACCAACAATCACAGCATTTCCAATTTCACTTCTTGGACCAAATCTAATTACATCACCCGTTGCTGCGGCTCCTACTTGACCGAAAGTGGTTCCAGAACCAGTTACTACAAGGGTGCTGTAATCAAGTGATACTGTACCACCGGAACCCTTTGCATCATTATTTCCCCAGAGTGCCATGTGTCTTTCCGTAAAAAATTATTTGCTATGAATATTTATAAAAAAGGGGACCCTTGTATTCAAGAGTCTCCTTAAGATTTTTTATTTCTAAACTCAGGGAGTAGGATCTACTGCACCTTTCTTTTTGAGATGTTGTTGAACTTGAAGAAGAACAAAAGAAACAAGTCCATTTGACTTCAACTTATTATTTGCACCTAAGAATTCGGAAATAATGAGAAGAATGGTAGCAATAGCAGCTTCATTTGCTTTTGCCCATGCCAGGATAACTGCGAGAGACATAATAACCTCCGATAATGGTCCTGAGTTATTTAGAAAAAACCCTTGTTAAAAAGAGATTAATAAACTCCTTTTCTTGCGGATTGCAATCTGGTTGTAAGTTCTCTTACCTTTTGAACCTGGATTTTCTTCTTCTGCATCTCAGATGCCTTATCTACTGCTGGTTCAGTTGGTTCATCCATCTGTTCTTTAACTTGAGGAAGACCCTTATGCTTGGTCTTGGCAAAGTCTTTTGCTTGCTGCTTTGTCATACCTGCTGCTGCCTTTGCAACTTCAGGTGAAGGTGCTTCCATTTCACCTTTCTTTACAGCATAAACCATTCCCATAAACTTTTGCTGCTGCTTGCTAAGTGCTTTCTCATCAATCTGCACTTCTTCACTTCTTATTGAAGTGAGTAAAGAATCTAACTTACTTGCTTTTCTTTTTCTCTTTGGAGCAGCAGCAGGTGCTTTTGCTTTTGGTGCTGCTGCTTTTTCAGTTGCTGCTTTTGGTTTTTGTTTTGCTGGGGTTGTTGCGCTACCCTCCCAAGGATCGGAGGGTTTCTCTGCCTTTGGTTTTGGTTTTGGTTTTTGAGGAACTGTGGAACTTCCTTCCCAAGGATCAGCAGGTTTTTCTGCTTTCTTCTTGGTAGGTGGAGTATAAGAACCACTACCTACTCTTTCTTTAGTTCCTGCACCAGCACCACGATAGGTTGATGGTTTTCTTTCTGCAGTATGTGGTTTTTTATCTCCACTTTTCATCTTACGAGCAACACCTAATGCACCTTTAGCAACCTTTCTTACTCCAGATGCTACTGCTTGTTTTGCTGCAGTTTTGGCACCACGAACTTTACTAGAAAGTTTTTGCCTTGCCAGTCTTCCAACTGACTTTAAAAGATTACCTTTCTTTTTCTCTCCCGCAGTAGGAGTATCGTGACCGAAAGTTACTTTTGCTTCAGTTAGTGCATACTCGATTGCTTCCTCAATATCATCTTCTTCATAACCTTCTTCCAGAAGTTCATCATAAACACTTTCGACAACATAATCCATCTCATCAATCTCTACCATCTCAAGTAGAGTTCCATCCATATTTTCTACGGATTCTTTGAAATCTGGATTAATGGTGATTTTATTATTTACTTTTTTTTCCTTGACTTCTTTTTTTGCTTCAATATCATCCATGACCTCAGAAAGGTCTTGTCTCCAGTTTGAGAAAGACTCTTTCATTTTTTTCTTAGAAATCGCAGAACCACGAACCTTTCTGCGATTTAATAGATACTTATCAGACTTATCACTATCACCGTCATTATCAATATCAGAATCCTCTTTTCCAACAGGGTCTAATGCTTCCGTCTTCATCTTCTCACGTTTTGCCTTTGCTTTTGCAAGCAATCTTTCTCTTGCTGCTTCCTGTTCAGATTTAGGAATAGCAGTTACTGCTCCAAGTCTCTCAGCAGGTTTTCCAGGAACGGCAGACTCTGCAACCTGCTCCAGATAAACAGCAGAGATATCGTTAAGGATGTTCATCGACATGAGTATAAGTGATTAGTTCTTTACCTTATACTTATTTATGAATTCCTTCACATTAGATTGCTTATACCCACTGTATGGTTTTGCTCCAGGTTGCAGATTCATCTTATCACCTTTCTCAAATCCAGGTGTCATATCAGCAGCATACTTAAAGTATCCACCAGTTCCAACGAGAGTATTTGGTTTTCCAGGAACTCTTTCCTTTCTTTCCATTTTTATCTCAGTATACTCCATCACATCTCTAATCCAAGATTTAAACATAAAACCTTCTTCGGTTACACAAATAAGATGATTAGCACCTCTACGAATGATTTCTCCAACCAATCCAGTATTTAAGTTTTCTACAATATCACCCATTCTAAAAATCTTTTTGGTGACATAATGCTCACGGAGATTGAACATATCAAACTTAGGAGCAATCTCCCAGAGTGCATAACTTTCTTTCTGAACTTTAGATTTCTTTGCACCCATTCCTTGACGAACTGCATCAAATAAAGAACGAGCATCACCATCATCAAGTGTCTCAGGAGTCCCTTTACGGAATGATTCAAAGTCATCATCCATCACAGCCTTTCTCATCTTAGATGCGGACATTCCAGATACACCTTCAGCATCTGCATCACGAACACCAGCAGATACAACACGAATCAAATCGAAATCATAAAGATCTCCGTTGTATTTCTGAGCAAGATTTTCAAACTCTGCTTGTCTATCAGAACCAACGACTATGTTTACATTTGAATATCCAGATTCTGCTGCTGCAATCAGAACATTAAAAATTGATTTCATCTCAGCATCATTAATAATGTTCTCTTCATAGTCAGGGAACATCTTCTTCATGAATGAAATCTTCATATCAGGATCAAGAGGATTCTTCTTAGGATCCTGTGTTCTTGAAGGATAAATCTTAAGGTCTCCATCAGCGGCAACTTTATCTGCAGACTTTAGAAGTTTCTCATGTCCTACTGTTGGTGGATTGAAACGACCAAATACAACAGTCAGAGTGTCACTTGCAGTATCTTGTCCTTCTTCTTCCGGTGCAGCAGGTGATTTCTTCTGTGTGGGTGCTTGTTGTTGTGTCTTTGCTTGAGATGTTGTTGGAGTTGCTGCTTTTCCTTTCGTTTCGGGAGGAACATCTCTTTGCCCTACTTTTTCACCCCTCTTATAGAACTTGAGTTTTCCCTGTTCAGTTTTCGCAACAAATTCTCCACGGGAATCATACCATCCCCCATGCCCATCACTCTTAAGATTGAGTTTCTTTGCTTGTAATGATGCCTGAGATTGTGTTGCCTCAGTTAAAAATTGGAAAAAACTCTTCATGGTTTATCTTAATATACTTATATTTATTAATTCAACAAAAACGAAGGATCTTTATCTAAATCATAATTGCTTTTTTTCAATCCAGAAATTTTAAGAGCCATTAAAAAAGACCATCTTTCTTGACTGGCAGAATTTGTTTTTATCCTTATTCTAATATTGCTCTTCCCAACCATAGAAGAAAATCTTGGTACACCAAATTTTTCAATATCTTTACCCATATAATATAATCCAAAACCCTTTACTTGAATATAATAAGTATTTTTTGAATTATAGTATTTTTCAACTGCTTCGGCAGCACCTTTTCCTTCCATGAGAAACTTGTCGGGAAAATTTTTCAGATCCAATTTTCTTGCTATTTTTCTTTTTGCTAAATTAGAATAATCATTACCAAGAACAAATCTTTGAGGGGGATTTTTTTCTGGTTTCCACCAATTATTTGCTTGACCAACAATATTAAATTCTTTTGCAATTCCTATCATAGTTTGAGCAGCTTCTTTTTGATTACTACTCTTCCTCTCATCTATATAAAATTTATTAATTGTTGTATCATAATCCATATTTAACTGAGCAAAATCAGCTGATAATTTTTCCTTTAACTCAAACTTAGTAACTTTAGGAGCATTTTTTGGAAGTGTTATTTCCAAGTCAGCCTTAGCATTATCAGCTCCTGCAGGATCTCCACAAGTAAATCCTTTGGATCTAAGGTCTTTAATTAAATTTTCTTCATATAAAAATCCAGCATTAGATGTTATTGGTTTTGCACCAGGAGCATCACCATCAATTAATGCCTGGTCATCCTTTACCTTAGTCATTTATACAAATACTTTTTAAGTATTTAGAAATGGAGAATAGGAGACTCGAACTCCTGACCTCCTGAATGCAAATCAGGCGCACTACCAACTGTGCTAATTCCCCAAATATAAAGATTACAAAACCCCCCAACTAAAAAGTCAAGGGGTTAGAGCAACCTTCCGATTTATTTATCAGTCCTTATAAGTTCCTGCTCTTCTTGCTGCTTTGTTTCCTGTTCCCCCAATTCCAGAATATGATTTTGGCCAATTGGAACCTGCTACTTTACGGTTAGGAGGAGTTCCCCCAAGTCCGTCTCTATTAGAGCGTCCGATGTGCTTGATTAGTGCGACATTAGCACCTTGACCTGCTTTTGCTCTACCAGAAGGAGTAGAACGCTTAGCAATCATTTCTGCTGCTTTTGCTTTACCTTTTTCGCTAGTGATTGCTTCATCAAGAATTGCATCAACAATCTCTTCATCAATCATATTTGCCATCATCCACTTTGCTTCTTCCAAAGTTTCAGCAAATCCTTCTGCTTGGAGGAACTCAAGAACTACATCAAAAATATCAAGTTCTTCATTCTTAAGTGCTGCTGCTCTTCTTGCTGCTTTGTTTCCAGTTCCACCATAAGATCTAGACTTAACTGGATTTTTAGCAATTTTTGGATTAGGTGGTGTTCCTCCAAGATTATCTACATTAGCACGACTAATATGTTTAATTGCAGCAACAGAAGCACCTTGACCAGACTTTGCTCTACCAGAAGGAGTGGAACGCTTAGCAATCATTTCTGCTGCTTTTGCTTTACCCTTTTCGCTGGTGATTGCTTCGTCAATAGGAGCATAAACTTCAGAATATGCTTCCATTAAACCACGTAGTTCTTTAGGATCCATTTTTACAAATACTTTTTAGTTATTTATAAAAAAAAGACCCCGAAGGGTCAAACACTAAGTACTGCACCAATACTATCATCAAGTTGCTGAATTACTTCACGAATATCAGTTACACGAGGAGGAACACTTACTTCATCATAAGTATATCCTTTTTGGGCATCGAATAAAACTTGACGAACTGCTGCTGCTGCACGAGCATCTAGTTTAAGTGTTACTTGTTTTTCTTTAGTCACAGGTCTCCCTCCACACGGTTTTCGGAACGTTCAATACTAAATGCACCCTCAGGATAACGGGCACTCAGTTTCTCAAAGTTCATTTGAATTACTTCTTCAATAGAAATATCAAGTCCAATACATGCCTGAGAAACATACCACATGATATCTCCAAGTTCTCGTTTCAGGTGAAAGAGATTTTCTTCAGTTACTGGTTTACCTTGAAAGATAATCTTCTTTACAATCTCAGTAAACTCACCTGCTTCTGCAGACATACCTACAGCAGCAGTAAGCAGTCGCTCGGTAGGAAATCCGTTCTCACGAAGTTCAAGGAGACGATCGATGAACGGGGTGTGTTCTTTACTCGGACTTGAGGTAGTCGTATTAACGAACTCGACATACTTGTTAAGATCAATAGTCATACAATAAAAGGTTCTAATTCGGATTGGGGTAAAATTTGTTGTGCTGGAAGTTGTAAATCATCATCCAGTCTTACATGAGGAACATTAACTGTCTCAGGATTCAAATGTTTAACCTGACGATAGGTTCTTGTAGAATCAAATTCGACAAGCATAATAGCATCTCGGATACTTGCACAATCGGCAATTTTTTTACCATTCTTGTCAAATACCGAATAGTAGTTCAAAACTTAAATCCCTCAAATGATTTCTTTGGTTTTCTATCTTCAAAATCATACTCCTCTTCTTGTTTATTGTCAAGGATATCATTCTGAGCAGACTGTTCGCAATCATAAAGACGCATCTTTGCACGATCAATACCAACCACAAAACGTTTATGAATAGTTGGATCATTATAACGATTCTTGAGTTGCTTTACAAGAATCTGACCCAGTTCTTCGAGTTCTTCTGTAGAAATCAGAGCAAACATAAGGTCTGCAGTGGCAGGAAGACCGAAAGATTCTGAGGTATCAGTCAGTTCCACATCAGAAGAACCATAACCAGAACGAGTTGTTTGAGTAGCACTGACGATAGGAACATTAAATTCTACAGCAAGACCACGAAGTTCTTCTGCAATTGCCTTGATATAAGAATAAGAGTTGACAGAAAGATTTCCCTTATATCGTGAAGATGCACAAATGTTCAGATAGTCAATAAAGATAATATCTGGACGGAATGACTTTTTCAAAGCAAGTTCACTCAGAAGAGATTTGAAATGCCCAGAGTGTGCGGATGCAGTTGGATACTCTTTGATAATTAGAGTGCCTTGTGTCTTCTTAGCAAGGTTTGTGACCTTGTTCTCGAACATCTGTTTCGGAAGATCCCCAATATCCTGAATCGGTACATTAAGAAGGTTTGCGTCAATTCGTTCTGCAATTCGTTCTTCCGCCATCTCAAGAGTGATGTAGAGAACGTTCCTGCCTTGCAATAAGACGGAA